ACAGGATCAGGGCGGCGACGGCGATGATGCTTTGAATGTTCTGGATGATGTTCATGGTGTGACCTCCTTAAACCTTTTTCAGACATGTGGACGAAATGAAGCCCACGGTGGACCCGATGCGGACGTAATACCATTTGACGCCGCCCCGGATGGAATAATAGCCGTAATTGCTGACCTTTGTGCCCTTGGACACGGCCTTGATGATCCCGTGGGCGGTGCTGGGCCCGCTGCGGACGTTGGCGCCGATGTTCGGTGTGACGATGTACGTGCCGGTGAGACTGCGGTCGAATTTCTCCGCCGCAACAGCTTTCGCGGCCGAGGCCGAGGGGGTGGTCGTCGGCTTCGCCTCGGTCGCTCCGGCGCCGCCGCCCAGGATTTCGTTGACCTTGGCCTGGACGGTGGTGTATGCGTACCCGGCGGCCTGCAGGCGGTTCCTGCGGTCCGTCCCGGTGCCCCACTTCCCGGCGATGACCTCCTTGGCGATCTCCTCGATGCTCTTGCCCGACGTGTCGGGGGCGGTGTCTGTGGGGATGGATGCGCCCCCCAGCGCCCTGGCAATGTCCGCATAGTTCGGGGTGATGAATCCGCGGATGTAGCGGCCGTTGACGGACATGGTCCTTGTGCCCACCTTGCCGCCGGTCATGTTGCCCTCGGTGACGGTGAAGGACGTGGCCCCGGCTTTGGTGACGATGCCGATGTGATCCCCGGCACCGGTGCAATCCCCCACGCCGTTGTCCTGCCAGTCATACACGACGGCGTCGCCCAATTTGGGCACGTGGGCGTCATTCTCGACCCAGATGCCTTTGTCCTGGGCGAGGCGGGCGAATTTCTCCACCCCGCACTCGGTCCCGGTGTACGGGGCCAGACCGCACGCAATCCACGCCGCGGACACGGTGGCGGCACAGTAGGCGTCGTTGACCTTCATCTTGTACCCGCGGGCCAGGGGCCGGTGGTCGTTGTAAATTTTCAAAATCTCCGCATGTTTGGCGCTCCCTTTGGTGGCGCCGACCCATGAGGTCATCTTGTCGGCGACTTTCTGCCGAAGCTGCTGCTCTGTCATTGGTGAAGCCCTCCTAAACGCTAATAAATCGGAATTTCCGGGTCCTGGTTGACCGCCTGGGCCACGGCGTCGTCGATCTTCCCGTCGATGGATGCCTCCAACGCCTGGATGTCGATTTCCACCTGGGCCATTTGCTCCGGGGTCAGGTAATTCCCCACAGCGA